TCAGCTGCCAGAACTGCATCTGCAAAGGTCTCAGCCTCACCAGTTATCTTGACTAGTTCTAGTTCCTCATCATTGAAGGGGACATCAATATGGTTACCAATCTTGAAGTAAAGGTTGATACGATCAGCCAGATTCATCTCGGAAAGATCCTGACCTTCTAGTTCAAAAAAGTCTTGATCAGAAAGTTCTTGATAACCACGGAAAAAAGTTTTACTTAGACCAGGATATTTACGTTTCATCAGTTTCTCAATACGAGCGTCCTCAGTGACATTCACTACTGAACGAGGAACTCGATCTTCATATGACCAGTCATTAGGAGTGAAGAGTGCGTGACCAACTTCATGACCCACGAGCATATCATATACAGTGTTGGAAGCTTTCTGCCACATTGGAAGAGTCAGAACTCGACGCTCTACATCAAAACAGGCTGTAGAAACATTACGGTTCTCTACCACCAGGTCTTCTGTAGCCAGTAGTTTTGCTAGTTGGGACTTGATCTCGTAGTTAATCATGGTGTGGTCTCTTTCACTTATACAGCAGTTTAGAGGTGAGTAACTTCTAATTCAAGGAATATAGACAGTTTGCAAACCAAACCCCCCTAGATTTCTCTAAGGGGGTCTTCGGTAAGTATTTCTCCTATTATTTGTTAGTAGTTAGAATTCGTCTACAGAATCGTTTGGCCTCATGATCAGGAATGTCACACTCTGAGATACATTGGAAGTAATCGGACACTTGGTCGTATTTTTCATCCTCAGTGTGTTTTTCATCCCACTTCCAAGTTGCTAACTCGTTGCGTGATATCAAGTTTTTCATTGGTCGAAGTTGCCTCCTTTCATGATATCTTTATTATATAGTCAGGGTTTCATAACTTCATAAAGTTTTGGAAATACTTTACATTTTACTAGAGAACCCTTTACATTTCTCAAACTTTATGACTTCTTGGAACTTATCTTCCATACCAGACTTGTGAGAGATAACGAAGATATTAGCATCAGAAATACGATAACGAATAATCTTCAGGAACTCGTCTGTACCGAACCCGTCGAGTGATGAATCAAAAACTTCATCCATGATTAGGAGGTTGGTATTTACTGAGTTCTTGTATCGTGCTACCTCTCTCCAAGTGAATAGAAGTGCCAGATCGATTCTCATCTTTTCTCCTTCACTGAATGAAGAGTATGAGAAATCCTCATGGATAGGAGACTCGATGGTCTCATTAAATTCCTCATCCAGTTTGAAGTTGATGTAGAACTCCATCTGTTGAAGGTAGTTATTCACTGACTTGTTAATCAGTGGTAAGTACTTCTTGATTATCTTACTCTTAACTCCTCCGTCTTTCAAGAGGTTGTATGTAAAGTCATAGTAGGAGATATCTTCTCTCTTCCTGGCTAAGTCCTCATAGGTATCCTTGAGTAACTCTCTGAACCCTTCAAGTTTTTGGTGTTCAGTATTTCGATCTTCAAGTTGTGTGGTAAGTTTTTGAATTTCTGATTCAAGTTCCTTGATCCGTCGTTGATACCCACTGATCTGAGTATTGTTCTTAGAAATGTCATTCAGTATAGAACTAATTTGCCCCGAGATCTCGGTGAATGTGGACTCTCTTGTTTCTTCTATTTTAATTGCTCCAAGGAGTTCTTCGTACCCCTTCTGCAACTCTTTTGCTTTATTATGAGAGTCCTCTTTTCTATTTACTCTAAAGGACTCTTCAATATCTTGATGACAGGTAGGGCATACCGTATTATCATCATAGAACTTGTGTTCCTTGATACATGTAGATATTTTCTGAGAGATACGACCTTTGATATTTCCATACTCACGAAGTTTTTCCGTTGAACCCTCAAACTCTGTGAGTTTTTGTTGATGAGTTTTCATATCCTCATCTAGTTCAACATTACGATTCATCAAACCCTCTGTTATATCCAAGGTTTTCTGAATCTTATCTTTCTTATCTTCAATATCCAGATAACTTCTGTTCTCTAGTTCTTCAATAAAGTTCTTTTGCATTGAAACTTTATCGTTGAGAGAATCTTTCCTTAATTCTAAAACACGAATATCTTCTTTGGCACAACGAATCTTATCCTTGATCAATGTATTCATCGATGAGAAGATCTTGATATCCAGAAGATCCTCTACAACTTCTCTCCTACTGGATACAGGAAGTTGCATGAAAGGAACAAATGTACTAGAACCTAGAATCACAATCTGTGTGAAACTTTTATAGTTCATCTTTAGAACATTCTGTTCTAACCACTTCTGTTGGTCATTGGCAGATGCTTTCTGATCTAGTTCTTCTCCGTTACGATGAATCTTAAAGATGTTAGGTTTGATTCCCCTCTCAACCTTCCACTTTGTTTTATTCACATTGAACTCAATCTCAACCAATGTACCCTTCTCATTGGTGGTATTGATAAGTTGTGACTTATTAATCTTTCTG